CAAAAAGCTGATAAAGTTATTGTTTTAAAAGGTAATCGTAACGAAATTTATAGGACTGTTATGTCTGAGAAATCAAGAGATGATGGTAGATTAGAATTTGTTACAGAGTTTAATCCTGAAACAATGACATTTAAAAGAATAGAACTTTGAAAGGAATACAATGATAAAATACGAAAATAAAAAGTCAGATAATATACACAGAAAAGCATTAGTGTTTTTCAACATGTTATCTATTGGAGTATATAAAAGCAATGCTTTAGGAAAACATTATGGATTCGTAATTGGAATAGGTGATAGAGAAATACATATCATACTAAGAAAATGGGAAGATGATATTATGTTTGAGGAAGTATATGACGCATAAAAATAAAGTACGTGGTAACAATCTCGAAAGAGAAGTTGTCAATGCAGCTAAAGATGCTGGGCTCTCTGCAAAGAGGGCCTATGCCTCTGATGGTAGATCATTAGGTAAATCAGAAGTTGTTGACGTAATGGTAGAGGATTACTGTGTACAAGCAAAACGTAGGAAAAAAATAGCAGCTTGGTTATATCCTGACAATCATGGTGATGACGTAGATATAGTTGTTACAAGGATGGATAGAAAAGAACCATTAGCTGTAATACCATTATCAGAATGGTTAAGATTAGTAAAAATAGAAAGGGACAATAATGATGATTGAAATGAATAAAGATGAAGCTACTATAATAATTAAGTTAGCTCAAAAAATTATTAAGGCTCTTGAAGATGAGCTAAAACAAAAGCATAACAAACAGATCAGAGAATCAGAAGATAATGAAGATAACACTGATCAGTATAAAGGTTATGTAAATAAAAGCGGGAGTTACGAATGAGTGAACATGAAATGACATTAGTATTTTATAATCCAGCTGAAGTATTATTAGTGAAAGCAGCTTTAGTTAACTATAAAAAAGCACCATTTGTATCTAAGCAAGAGATGATTATACTAGAAGAATTATTAGATCGTGTAAACGATTTATAGTATTTATTATCATATACTCACTAAAAGGGGAGGAGTTTGCATGCTCTTCCCCTGTCTTTAGACTTGGCCTACTAAATACGGCTTAAAAGGAGTCGGGCAGGTATTGAACCCTGTGTAACCCTTGCAAGCAAATACAAATTGGTTGGCAAACTATATTAGTATATTAACTGTAGGCCAAAAAATTGAATAAAAAAAAGGAGAAAGAATGGAAAAAGAAGAAAAAACATCAGCCACCGAAAAAGAAAAAAAAGAATGGAGCATTGAAAAAGAAGGACACTTAAATCCCAATAACATTATATTTACTGAAAAGATAAAAAAGATGGTAGATGAAATAAAAGATAGTGGTCCAAAAGAAATAGAAGATGATCCAGGTTTATTAGTATGTACTATATGTAATACTGGTAGTAATCCTAGTGGTGAAACAGATAAGTTTGGAGATATACATATAGGATACTGTGCAGGATGTGGAGATTGGGGTGAGTTTGTTTACGAATCAGAAATGTAATTAGTCTTCGAACGTACTGTAGTCAGCTACATCTAGTTCAGGTTCTTTTTGAGATTCAACTTGTTCTCTACGCAAAGTATGGAACTGACGTAATGGTAGTCCAGTCATGAAATCCACAGCCATAGCTGGACTATTATACGTACGTAATCCATCACGTAGCAACCTACCATAAGGTAGATAACTATATGCAGTATAGTCTCTGAATTGTTCAAAGTCACCGTTAAGTATTGCTGTAATAGGAGACAACACAAAACGACCAATAGGTGGTGTTACTATTTGTAGTGGTGCTAAGACAGGATGAGGATATGAACTAAAGAAAGCACGTTCACGTTCCTTTTTATCACCAAATAATAATGCAGTAGTATCTTGTAACCAATTCATTGGTGGTGATAAAGCATACTCAAAGATACTTGCAACAAAAATGTTAGCCATAGCAAGAGCCATCAAGTCAAAAGTAAACTGTCTTTGAAACTTCTTGCTAGCTAACACCTCTCTATTCCACTCAACTTGTCTAGCTTCTTTAAACAACCTCATACGTCTACCAATACTATTCCATGCATATGGCTGGAATCTAGTCAATACACGACCAAGTGATGTATTAGCAAAGTTAGGTCTAAATGTAGCTTGATACATAAATTGAGAGGCTTCTATACCCTTCAATGCATAATTAACTAAAACAGGACTATCGTAAGCAACTTGTCCTTGAATATCTCCTAAAACATTTTCTTTCATATTAATATAATTAGCCAAGAATGCAGTACCACGCAGCTTACGTTCTGACCATTTCATAGGTAAAGCACCTATTTCAGTAATAGGTATTTCAAGTTTTAAATCTCTAATAACTTCCATTGTATTAGCTTTAGATCTTCTTTCATGCATTTCTTTTGTTTCTATTTCACCTCTTCTATAGTCACGATTCATACGTCTTAAGTACTCTGAAAAGAACTCACGAAAACCTTTTCTACCAAAGTTTCTATCCATAGATACCATATCTAAAAACATCTGATCATATACACCTAAAGATTCTAACCAGTTATCTATATCTTTTCTAGTTTCAAATCGTCTTTGTTCTACTTCACCAGTTTTTTCATTAATAAATTTATATTCTGCACCTTCTAACATTTTTAAAACATACTCAGTAGAGTTTGCTTTTCTAAAAGAACTCCAACCTGTATCAGATATGGTATTCATAGTACCACCATATAAATTAGTTATTGCAGTTTTAGGGTGAGATAATAAGGATAATAACTCAAACTTACCTTCAAGATCACTTAATCCTCTTATTCTTTGTAGCGTTGCATGTCTTTTTTCTGATTCATTAGTAGGTAGTTTACCAAATAACTTACCACCAAACATTTTATTTATACCATCAAAAAACTTAACAGCTTTCTCATCACTTGTAAAATGATACAATGAATTATATTTACCTGTAGTATTTACATTGTTTACTAATTCATTAGCTCTTGATCTTTGTAATGATGCAACTTCTGCTTTAGCTTTAGATACATCATTATTATTTCTAATCAATATAGCTTTTTTCTCATATCCTGTTACTCTTATAGCTGCACTAAAGTCAATTACTTTTTCTCTGTCAGCAACATTCAATCTCAAACCATCTAACTTAAAATTATTTTTTATATATCTTTGATATAATCTTTTATCTTTAGCTTCAATACCATGTATATTTAATGCTTTATAGTTAGACATACCCATCATATTAGTAAAAGCATCACGCATATATTTAGCCCAGTTATCAGCAAACTCTTCTTTTTTATTTACCTTTTCAAACCTTCTTAATAATAATTCAGTTCTTAATCCAGCTAAATTAGTTAAATGTGCCTTTACTAACTTCTGTTTATATCTTTTTAATACATCCATATCTTTTCTATAGAATGGTAAAAACTCTTCACTACGGGCTTTAAACATACCAGCTGTATACTCACCTATAAATCCTCTATTTGACGGCCTTGTAAGCATATCTATAACCATTCTTTCACTAGCTGTAGCACCATCAGTAGCAGTAAATTCTATTTGTCTATCAAATTTAGCTTGTTGTATTTCTTTATATGCTAATATTGCTTCAGTAGGTGTCATCTCACCATACTTCAATGCCATTCTTATTTCCAATGGTATTGTATTAGATTCTAATCCACCTGGTTCTTTTAATAATTTTATATCATCTTGTATTCTTTTTTCTTGAAACTCTTTTATTTTAGGTATGTTAGCTTCTATATCAAAGTGTCCCATTCTGTGCCAATATCCACGCTGTACATCACCAACAATAGTTTTAGCATATTGTTCACTACCAATAAAATTACTTGTAGCTTTCATTATTTGTTTTCTTAATGCAGTATTTTTAATGGGTTTATCTAAGTCTGTATTCTTAAATCTAAATGCTAATCTATCTTTATTGTGCATATGATACATAATAAAATTTAAATCATTAATACTAAACAACTCATTAAATACACTACGATCTGGTCTGTCTAAAGAATCAAACTTTTTAAATGCTAAGTGTACAAGCTTCTCATCTATGATACCGCTCTTACGTAAGAATATTTTTTCTAATTGTTGCGTACCATATTCAGGATGGTCTTTTTCTACAATGTTAGTTGTTCTTTTATAACCACCTAAAGGTACTTTAAGTGATCTCATATATTTACCTATAGCTTCATAGTTACTTTGTATATATCCCTTCTTAATAGAAATATAATCTTCTTTAGCAACGTTAGCTATTTGTTCAGCAAACTCTTGTGCTGAAATCATAGTAGACTTACCTTCTTTACCTTGTTTAAATGGAAACTTTACACCATCTAATTTTTTTATTGTAGCTAATGAATCATCATAAGCTTTTTTAATACGTTTCTTTTCAGATACTTTAGCACCAGTAGGATATAAACCACCAGAATATTCTATAATATTAACAGCATGTTCTTGTAGTAATTTATTATGTTTAATAAGATTTGGATCATTACTATCTAAGAAACCAAATTTACCACCATGTTGTTTTTCAATACTAGGATTCATTAATTTTTGTAATGTATCAGCTTTATCTATTGTTAATCTACCATATTCTAATGTACTTGTAGGCACAATAATGTTCATGGTAGTAGGTTTTTGCTGATTAAATTTATCTACAACAGGTACAGCAACCTTCATAAATTCTTCTTGATTAAATCCTTCTAATTTTTTAGCAATAACTTTATAATTTAACATTTGATCTACCCATGTAGGTTTACCTAAGAACTCACCAGTAGTTTTATCTATAATAGTTTTAGCACTGAATCTTTCATCTAATGCTTTATTTAATATTGTTAAATCTTCAACAGTTAAAGTAGACAATCTTTTACCAACACCTTCTCTTTGAAATGTGAACCCAATCCAAAACTCTTCAAGTCTTGCTATAGCTGCAGGGTTTTTTCTTAATATATCTGCAAATATCTGTAGTTGTTCTTGTTCTTGAACAGATTGAGTATCGTTTTTATCAAATCTTTTCTTTAACCAATCAAACTGTGGCATTTCTTTTTGCACTATTGCTTGAGTTTCAGTTACTTGTTCTATTGTTTTTCTAGTATCTGGTTTTTCTTCAGGTGCTTTTTGTTTAGGTTTTGTTACTTCTTCAGATGGTTTGTTTAAATCTATAGGTGGATCTGTATTTTTATCTTTATAAAATGCTTCTCTTGTTTCTACAACAGATTCAGGTAATTGTATTTGTTCTGACATTTTATCCATAACATCTTTTAAATGTTTGTGTTGTAATGTATAAAACTTCTTTCTTCCTGCTGTACTTATAGCTACAGATTTATAAGCAAAGTCTAATGTTGGTTTCAATTTTTTATAAGCTTTTGATTTTTCAGCCATACTTGCGTACATATTACCAGCACCTGATCCATCTCTTACAAACTTTTCTACTTGTTTTCTTAAGAAAGTATCTTGTCGTTCAAAATCTTTTTGTTGTTGTTTTTGTATATCAGTACGTGAAGGTTGTAATTCACGTGTTTGTAACCAAAACTCCATTAATTCTTCTATTCTAGTATAAGTTTCTTTATCATATTTTTTATTATATTTTTCTTTTAAAGATAATATTATATTATTTATATCTTGTGCTTCTACCCTACGTTCTGCAGAAACATCTCCTAATCCCTTCATTTGTCTTTCTTCAAAGTTAAATGTTTTAATATTATAAGTAGCATCCATAATATCCATAACTATTTTTTCTGCAGTCTCACTACCAATATCTTTATTACTTTTAGTAATATCTTGTATAAATTGTTTAGAAGCTTTCATTGAAACATATAATGGCATGTAATCCATTAACATTTGATGAACCATATATATATCATTGTTCTTAAGAAGTTTTTCTAAATTTGCCTTACCTTCAGCACCTGAAGTCCAAAAGTCTCTTAATCCAAAACGTTTAAATAATGGTGCATATCTTTTATCTTTAGTAATTAATTCTTGATACCTTAATATAAGTTTAGTCATTACTTCATGTTGAGACATATTCCCTTTTTGCCATTTAGATTTACCAGCTACATCAAAATAAAAATTCATTGGTTGTATATACATATTTGGTGCTTCTTCAACACCTCTAATAACATTATTATAAAAAGGTATACCTTCAGGAAATGCATCTCTGTAATCTTGTGCTAACTTTTCATAGAACTCTTTATTTTTTATAGTGTTTTCATTAACTTTATATAACTCTCTATGTACTTGTTCTATTAAATGTAGTTTTTGTACATGTTTATTTGTTACACCTAAGAAATTTTTATTCATAGATTCAACAGTCATACCTCCTGGATATTTAAAATTAGGATTAAGAGTTTCAACTTTAAAGTATGTTTCGAAAACTTTATTTAATATTGCATCATAAAATTTTATAGATTTAAAATCAGCAGATGTAGCCATCATTTCTACTATATTTAAATGATCTAACTGTAACTCTTTAATCATTTGCTGTCTTGTCTTTACACCGCTTTGCCCAGGATATTTATCACGCATAGATATTATAACACGATCTGGAGTTTCTGTTAAACGTTTAGATCCCATATCAAATGATCTAGTAGTACTAACAATAGAACCACCAGATACATTAATTAAATCAGCAATATTTTGAAAACGTGTCATAGTATCTACAATAATACCCATCTGCTGTTTACCACGTGTAGCCATTTTAGATGTTTCTATTCTCGCATCACTATCAAATGACTCTACTATATCATCTAACTTTTGTTTTGCTTTATCTTTAGATTTCTTAGCCTCTTGTACAAACTCTCTAAAGATAGGTCTTGGAGTTTCAAAGCCTATAGTTTGTCCAGTATTTGTATCTACTAATTCATTCTTATATTTTTTAAATACTCTTCTTACAACATTAGGCATATTTTGATGTATGGTTACACTATCAGCATCTTTATCAGCACCACCTTTATGATAATCGTTCTTAGATGTAGTTACAATACCAGATCCTTGTCTATCAACAAAGCCAGCAAATGTTAAAACTCTTACACCACCATTACTAGAATTAGGAGAACGTATAATAGTAAACTCCATAGCCTCTTCTAATGCTATTTGTTCTGATTTAGAATAATTTTTTCTATTTTCATACTTATTAAATGCTTGTTCTAAGGTTTGTTCACCACCTAAAGTCTCAGGTAATTTAACTTTAAATGATTTTTTCATATTTCTACCCAATAAAAATGTTTCATCATTTAGTCTATTACCAAATTCAAAATCTATTTCTTCATCTCTAGGTGCTAGCTTTACATTTTTAGAATATTTTAATTCAGGTTTTATAGTCCTTGCAGTTCTATAATGTAATAATGCTCTATTAACAAATGCTAAGACAGGTGGTTGCATTAATATTCCTGGATTATAATCTAGTTTAGCAAGTATATCTGGTACTTCATATAACTGTATATCCATTAAGTCTCTAGAAAAAGTATCAGAAGCTTCATATATAACTTCTCTATATTCTTGATTACCTCTTTCTAATATTTTTTGAATAGCTTTTACAGTTACAGGATTTTGTATATCAGTATTAATAGCTCTCTCTATAGAGTCTATAGATACATCAGCTATATTAAAATCTTTTTTAGGTAATATACCCTTTTCAAATGCATCATTAAATGTTTTAGTTACCTGTACATCACCACGTAATGAAATAGCAGCCATAGTTTTTACAGCATCTGTAAATGCTTGAGCATCATCACCTAAAAATGCCCTATCTATTTTGTCAAACATTTGTTTATTTAATGGTGCTCTATCCACATCTGGTGATAATTCTTTTTCAAATACACCCATGTTAAGATACATTTCATCTGGTCTCATCTTAAATGGTTTTATATCAGACTGTGCAAACTCCCATTTTCTTTCACCTAAACTACCATATATTAAATCGTGTTTCACTAAACCTAACTGTGTTTTAGCTGCAGATTCAGATACTATAAAATGTATATTCTTATCTCGCATTAGATCATTCATAGCTTTAGTAGCTCTAAATGTACCAGTCTTTAATAAAATATTACCAACAGGGTTCGGTCCTGTTTCGGGCCCTTTAAATCCTACAAGTTTTAAAAATCCATTACCACTAGGTCTAAAGTTTTTAGTTTGTGTAGTATCATATACATCTTGCCTTGCATATACAACAGCATCTCTACCAGATATAGAAGGCTTACCATCAGCTCCAAGAAACTTAGACAACCTATCAGATACCATTACTAAATTAAATTTACCTTCACTTTTTGCTGTAGCTCTAGCATAATCTAAATTTTCTAATGGTATATCTGCACCATGTGCAAGATTTTGATACTTATTAAATTTAATTACATTAGCATATAACGGGTCTTTAACATACTCTCTCATACCTACTATCATCTTAGAAGCTGAAATTGCTTCTGCTGGATTAATTAATCCTGATTCTATAAGTGCGTAATATATATTATTTATTGTTTCTCTACCTTTATTTTTAAATACTAAACCTTCTTTAGCTAACTCTCTAAACATATAATTTATTCTATCTTGCGATATATAATTCTTTTTCCCTGGATCTTTAGATATAGCATATCTATGCAATATAATATTACCAGTGTCTTTCATACCACCATATATATACAAACCTTTTTCAGCTAAAGATTTTTTTAATGCTGTAAATTGACTAGGAGACATTTGATCAGATATAGAAAGTAATCTACCTTGCTTATCATATGACTCTTTATAGTGTAATGGTTTTGTTCTTTCGTAGGTAGCTATCTTTTTTAAGTTACCTTTTTCACCAATTCTTAATGGCTTACCTTCTCTGTATGCTTCACGAATTACAAGTCTTGCTTTTATTGTACCAGTAACATCACTTGTAGGAAATGTTTTATTATATTTTGTTTCTGTCCTATCACCACCTACTGGCTTATTACCGTCCATAGATTTTTCTGGTATTTGTTTAAACCCTAATGTAGGAGTTGTTAAATCAATTTCAAAGTCAGGTCTTTTATCAAAATATTTTTTAAGTTTTAAATAACTACCTAATCTATTATGTCTTATATTAGTAGTTGCAAAAAAGTTTGCTGGTAATTTATATTCTGATACTATAGCTTTTTTAACATTATTTAAATTATAATCATTATCTCTAGCTAACTGTGCTATTGTAATATTTATTTCATCAACATTTCTACCAATCTTTATTCCTCTAATATCATCTGCAATTTTTTGTAAATCTAAATTCTTAATACCTACTTTAGTTTCATTCATATCTCTATTATTAACAATCTGTTGCATTTCACTGAATGATACATCTATCTTATCATTTAATACTTCTTCTTTTAATGTTTGAATTTTTTCAGGTCTTACTTCAGCTCTCATAGCTTCAACAGGTATACCAGTCTCAGTTACTTCAGGTTGTTTTATTTCTACACTTTCTGTTGCTTCTATATCTTTTACTGCTTCATCTTTTTTTACTTGTTTAAATACTTCTTGAAATTCTTTTTTAGTAATTTTGTTTGGATCATATCCTAAAGTTTCTAACGCTTTTGCAATCTGTGGAACTCTTTGCAAGTCACCCATAATAATTCTATGTCTATTATATTTTTCATTTACAATCTTAGCTATATGTCTTTCTACATATTGCTGATCTGATTTATTTAATGCTTGAAACTCTGGATCTTTTCTTGCAACTGTAATAGCTTCTTTCTCTGACATAGATAAATCATAATTCTTAATATCATTTTTCATTATAAACTTAGTTCTATTAGCAAAACCTGCAGACTTAGTAGTAGCACCAAAGAAAGCACCTAACATATATTCATATACCTGCTCAGGTACAGGTAATCCTTGCATCGTAGACATACCACCTTGTGCTACAGAACCTAACGTACCACGTACAATCATGTTCATAGCTTCTTCTTTTGATGCATTCTTAGTTACTTCTGCAGCAGCCTCACGTATTCTTGCTTCACCAAATTTTCTTGTTCTAGGATTTTGAAATAGTTTACCTACATTAACATAGTTACCTATAGTACCAAACAATGCACCAGCTGCAACACCATGCATAGCAGAGTCTATCATACCCTTTGGACCATCTTTCCATGCTGATACTCCTAATGCTACACCAAGATGTACACCTTGCTCTCCTATGTTTCTTAGTTTAGGATTTGCTAATATACCTCTACTAAAATATGAGCTAGCTGTTAAACTAGAATTACCTAAGAAATTTTTTGATTGTTCTACAACATAATCAGATACTTTCATTGGTATTGATTGTAATGTAAATGTTTTAGGTGCTATTTCTTTACGTAAGAAACCAGGTGCAGCAGCACCAGCTTTTTGTAATCCCGCTTGAGTAGCCGCTCTACCTACAAATGATGCACGTTTAGCAGCTGCTATAGGTACATACTGACCCATAGAAAGAAATGATGCAACAACATCAGGAGCAAAACCAATCAAGTGTCCTAACTTATTAGCAATAGATTCTACTGTTGTATCAGGTTCTTCTGACCAACCAAGTGTAGTAAAACCTTCTACTAATCCAGAAGTAAACTGATTTACTGTAGACATAACATTAGCTTCACCAGCTGCTATATCTCTATTAAACTTTAAGTCTACTTTCTTAAATTGTTTTTCTATATAGTCTACCTCTTCTTCTGTAAAAGAAGTAGGGTCAGCTCTGTAAGCTAATTCTAGTCTATTAAAATATACCTGCGGTTCAATTAACTTTTGTTTTACTAGTTGATCTAGGTATAGTAACTGTGGATTCTTTATTGTCATGTACTTCCTAGTTTTCTAATAAATCTATTAATGCATCATATTGTCTTAATTGTTTTTTACTTTTCTTAAGCAAATCTTTTTCATCATCCAAGAATCCAAATCCACTTTTGATAGTACGAATTATTGCACCTCCGCCAATACCTTCTGGTCTTGTATCTAAGTCAAACTCTTGTTGAGTCTTTACATAGTCTGTGCTTTTTTGTACACCATCTCTTAAAGATTTTAATTCATTTAAAGTTTGTTGAACTATAGGACTATCACTACCTAATATAGATTTTTTAGCTATAATATCAGCAATACTATTTGCTTTACTTTTTATTAACTCTTCATTAGAATCTAAAAAATCTGCATAATCAGACTTTACATCTCCAGCAGTAGCACCACTAAATGGTCCTAATCCACCTAAGAACCCTGGAGTTTCTTCTCCTGCTTTAGTAATTTGATCTAATGCTTCAGATGTAAAATCTCCAACCTTTATACTCTCTGCTTGTATATCTCTTAATGCAATTAAAGATTCTTTGTTTATATCCATTGCTTGCTGGAATTTAGCCTGCTCTATAGCCATAGCACTTTGTAACTTAGCTTGACTTTGTGCAGTAATTAAATTAATAGCTAAGTCTCTAGCTGCTTTTTTATCTTCTCCAGTTTTTTCTACTAAAGAACTAGTAGCACTAGCTAGTTGTGCTAATGCTGTTATTGTATCACTTGAATACGCCATTACATTGCTCCTTGATTATTTTGATAAGCACCTAATATATTAATATTTCTACCACTATAAGCAGATAACTCTATTAAATTACCTTGTATATCTCTTAATTGACTTTCTCTTTGTTGGTCTAATTGAAATCTATCTTGTGCTAAACCTAATTGATTACGTTGTTGTTCTAACTCAAAAGCACTTACAATTTGTGACATACTTCTATCAGCTGCTCCACTACGTGCTAAACCACTAGCACCTATAGAACTTCTTGCTGAGTCTAATGTTTGTCCATAAGATTGTACATTTCCTCTTTGTTGAATGTCAAATGCATCTGATATAAATTTTGATTGAGTAGTAAAATCTTCACGAACATTTTTTGCTGCTCCCATTAATAAATTTTCACTCTTTATAGCTCTTAATTTACGTCTTCTTGCTTCTCTACGTCTTCTTCTTCTTTCACTGCTTGCACCAAAAAAACCTGCTACTGCTCCGACTACACCAAGAACAGGATTAATTGCTGCTGCAGCACTACCTATTGCTCCTAAGGCAGAACCGACTCCACCTCCAGAACTTCCACCACCTGAATAATTAGCAATCAAAGTAGATGGATCTGTATATCCATAATCTGACATTACTTCTCTCCTTTTTTAAAAGGTTTAAATTCTAACCCTAAATCTTTTGCTATATCAAATAAACTAAATTTTTGTGCTACTTCTGCTGATGCATCTTTTTTAGCTTCTTTGAAAAAATCTTCTACAGTAGGAGCCTTAGGTACTGGAGCATTCTCAGCTTCTTCTAATGCTATAACTCTTTCAGCTTGTAATGTACTATCCATCTTTGCTTTTTCTGCTTCTACTGCAGCTACATAAGCTGGATCTACAGTAACATTATCTGCAGCCATTGCTTCATTCTCTCCTGCTATTTGAACAGGTGATTTCTTTTTATCTTGTGCCATTACTTATTCTCCTTAACATTCTCTATAGCTTCTATAAAATCTTTTACTCTTACTGGTGTTTGTTTATACCATTTAGAATATCTTTCTTCTTCCTTGTTTGCATATAACACTTCATCTATAGCCTTATCATATTCTTTATGACATAATGCTTTCCATGCTGATGGAAACTTTCTGTACCATTTAGTACCTAACTGAAAGTTCACTGATGTTAATGCAATCTTAAAATCTATATCATGTATATTTAAAATTTTACATTGTTCATTACAAGCATCTAAAGATTTTTGTATGTCATTATCATACCATTCTTTTATAAGGCTCTCATTTAATATATCTCCCACTTCATATTTTTCACATTCTTTTTTAGACAATAAATGACCTATACCACCCGTAGGTTTACCTAATGTATCTAAATAAACTACATTCTTATAACCTTCACGTAGCTTTATATGTTCATATAATTTTTGTCTAAAACTAATCTCTTTTGGTATTATCATATTACCTCTCTGTAATTTCAATAGCTGAATTATATAAATCAACTTCTGTTTCAGTGCTTTGTACATAAAAATCTTTTAATTGTTGTAGGCTTCTTTGACTCATAGCTTCAAATTCACCTGATAGTTCGTTTTTAATATCGCTCACCATAGTCTCAAAACTTCTTGGATCTCTTATATTCTCTATTGTTGTTAATACATTCATAGCTGTTTGTGCTCCTAATACACCACCAGTTGTATCTTCTACAAATCCTGCTACTCCTCCAACATAACCTAAAGGACCTTTCTTTAACATACGTTCTTCTTCTTTTACTTTATCACGCATTTCTGAAGCTCTAAATGCTTGCATAATATTCTGTGCTTCTGTAGCCATTATATTTCTACCTCCTGTAACTGAGTTTTTTTCCATCTGTCATTTACTTTTACATATAAAAATTCTTGATTACCTTCTACTATAACTTTCTTATCACCATTTTCACCGTCAGTATTAGATGGTCTTACATTATCTTGTTCGGTTGGTGTAGCAAATTGTTGCTTTACTTCTTCTATTTCTAACTGAACATTGCTTTGTCTAGCTATATTACTTAAAACTGTACCTTGTCTACTAAAAAATCTACTCATCTTGTCATTTTCTCCCTATATACAATCTGTATATCGTTTACTTCAAAATTCGCATTTGTAGTGCCTGTTGTAGTCAAGGCTATACCTACCCCCACACAGTTCTTAAAAGTGTCAGGAAAGGCCATTTTCGTCGTTTTATAGCCACCTGAGGATAATGCTCCACCACCAGACATATCAGTTAATGATATTTCTGATGCATCTATCTTTGTACCAAATGCTTGTACCTTAACATTATTACCTTCTTTATAATTAATATACAATGTATTATAATTTTTATTAGTTGCAGCAGATCCCATATCAAATTCTTTTGTTTGATATAATACTTGACTACCGCTTTTAGTGCTAGGCGTTTTACTCCACTTAACTAAATCTATAGTGTCTGGATTACTGTTTAGTCCTGCTACTGATTGCCACCAATATAAATCACCATTATTAAAGTTTACTAAGTTTGTAATATCTCTATTACTAAATGTATTAGATTGTCTCCATGATTCTGATTTTAAATCATAAAATAATATGTTTTGATTTTTATTAACTATAATTAATTCTTTACTCTTAGGTAAATAACCTATAACATTATTATCATGATAGTGCGTTGTTGACCAGTTAGTTAATTTTGGTTGTCCATTTTGTGCTAAATTAATATCTATAACTTGTTGTCCATTATA